AGGTGCGCTTCGCTCATGTGGTGATAGGTGCCGATGACGCCGCGCTTGAAGATCGAAAAGAAGCCCTCAACCGTATTGGTGTGCAGCGTCTTGAACGCGACATACTCGCCAGCGGCATGGTTCACGGTGCCGTGAGCGGCGAATTCGCGGCCCATGCGGGTGTAAATCGGGCTTTCGTCGGTCATCAAGAAGCTGGCGCGGTCCACGTTGGTAACGACCAGCGGACGGACTTTGGCGGCGGTGACGTTGGCGACGTGGAAGCTGCGAGCGTGACCGTCGCGGTCAACGAGGGCGACAACCGCCTTCTTGGGGGCGGGCTTGCGGGTGGCGCGGTTCTTGGCCTTGCCGCCGACATACGTCTCATCGACTTCCACTGTCGCGCCAGCGCCGCCCATCGGACCGACCGGAGCCGCGCCGTCCATGGCTTCGCGGATACGGTGGCAAAGGAACCATGCCGTCTTGTAGGTGACGCCCAACATGCGCCCGATCTGGTGCGCGCTGACACCCTTCTTCGACGACGCGAGCAGGTGCGTAGCGAGCAGCCACTTGTGCAGCGGAACGTGGCTGCGCTCCATGACCGAGCCGGTGCGGACAGTGAACTTGTCGCGGCAATCGTTGCAGAGGAACATGCCAGCTTGCGTCTTGCCGCCCATGCGGCGGACCTTGACCGAACCACAGTGCGGGCACGTCGGTTCGCCGTTCCAGCGCGATGCTTCGATATGGGCGCGGGCGGCTTCTTCGTCGTGGAAGATCGGGGCGGTGATGTTCATTCCAGCTTTATGCCGGAACCGCCATGCTAAGTAAAGTATATAATTGCCTATGCGCATAGCGCTGCAAACAGCACTGACTCTAGCAATTGCCTCTCAGGCCAATGCCCAGCCGCGACTAAGCGTAAAACCCGCGGCGGGCGTTGAGCAAACGGCGACGGTTGGGTCAACGGTGATCGAAAGACTGCGCTACGATGCCATTCCGGTCGCGATTGCCGAGCAGGACATTGTTCGAGCGGTGCTGTGGTCGACCATCGCGATAAAAGCCGGAGAACCACTCGCGCGCGTTCAAAGTCGTTCCGCTTACAAGGCGTGCTCGTCCAGCGGGCCATGCGCTCTTGACGACGACGGCGATGGCACCTTCGATCGCATCTCCGAGGATTTTGCCAGCGGCGCGCTAAAGCTCAAGGCTCCTGTTCGCTACGTGATCACCGACACGCCGCCTGGGGCGACTGGCGGCTTCAAGCAGGTCCTATCCTACCTTGGGATGAGCGGCGACACGATCAGGTTCAGCTACCGCGAGTTCTCGGATGATATGGCTCGCCCGGCTTTCACCGAGGAGTTTACCGTGCCAGCGGGGAAGTCGTTCCCGCAGGACGTTGCGATCAAGGACGTGCGGATGACGGTTATAGGGATCGACGGCGCTGGCTTGCGCTACCGACTGGAGCCCTAACCCTTCTTCGCCCAAGCCGCCAACGCCTCGCCCTCCATCAGCTGTAAGTCCAGCATGACGACCGGCGTGACCTTGATATCGAGCAACCCCGCCGTCACCGGGACCGCGTTGTAGTCCAGCCCCGTCGCGCCAGCCATGCCGATGCGCCACTGCGTCCGGAGCGCGAGGAACAGCGACGCGGAGTCCTGCATATCGGGCCAGAGGGCAACGGCATCGTCGGTCTGCGGGATCGACTCTGGCAGGGCGATGCCTAGCTTGCGGGCTTGCTCTTCGAGGCTGCCACTTTCCGAGCCGCCGGTTCGTCCTGTGGCCCATCGGCGGGCGAACCGGCGGAGAGCGAGCGGCGATCCGACACGCCGCGATAGGCCCGGCCGTAGCTTTCGATCAGGCCCTCAAGGAACATCGGCACGCGCATGACCGCAGCGATGTTGTCGTCGGTCATCGGCAGCGACGCGCCGCCCTCGTCCCCGATGCCGCGCCAGTCGCGCACCAGCCCCTTGAACGCCGCCAGCTTGTCATCATCGGTGAACCGGTTGATGGCGTCCTGCACCTCGTCCTGAGGCAGTAGCACGACCTGGGCCTCGATCCTGTTTTCGAGCGCAACGCCGCCCTCGTCCAAGCCCGGCCACGTCACGTCGATCCACGAGATGCGCTCGTTTACCAGCTTGAACATAAGGCTCCTGTGATGAGGCTACCTGGCCTCGATGACGATCTCGTCGTTACCCGCGGTCGACGGCAGCGCCTTGAGCGGGAACGACGCCATGAGCGCGCCCTGCTCGTTGCTGAACGTCGGCGATCCGAGCTCCAGCCGCGGCATGGTAATGGCGACGATATTGCCCGCGACGGTGCCATGCGTGATGACCCCGGCGATGGTCGTGCGGGACAGGACGTTGGCGAAATAGTCCTTGGCGGTCAGGTCCGGCACTTCCATGACGACCTCGCCGGCCCATGCACGGTTGCGGTAAAGCACGCGGTCGACCGGGCCGATCAGGCTGCGAAACTCCAGCGCGCTGCCGCTGTTCATGGTCACGCGGCGGATCGGGGCGGAGTAAGCGCCAAGCGTGATGACGGTGTTCTCGGTCGACGCGACGACGGGGTCCTTGAACGCCGTCAGGGTAGCGGCGCTGGCGGTATTCTCGTCGGCCAGCGGCTGCACGGGGTGACCGAGGAAGTCGAACGACCAGAACGGAATCTCGTCGTCCTCGAACGTGAACCCGACCGCGCCGCGAGAGCCGGTCTGTTTGAGGCGGAGGTTGTCGTAATAGTCGTGCAGCGTCGCTGACGGGATGCCCGAACTGATGAGCGCGGAGGTGACCTTGGTGCCCGCAGTGACCGTGCCCGCATCGAAGCCGCACGGACGCAGCAGTTTCTGCCACGGCGCGATTGTGCCGGCGGTGCCGCTGCCGGCAATCTCGACCTCGAACTGGGTGCGGCGCGACAGCTTGGCGAGCGTTGACGGGCGCGCGCCGAAATAGACCTGGTCGAGGTTGCGCTCCTTGGTTTCGGCATCGAGGAACGTCGGCGAGAAATTGCGGGTCAGGATGGCGTCGGTAGCCTCGACCGGAGCCGCGTCCGTGCCCTCGGTCGCCTCGATCTTGAACAGGATGAGGGTCTTTTCTGCGGCCTTGGTCATGCGGCTGCTCCGGTATAGGCGGCGATGTCGTCACGGCTGACGATGCCATCGGGATCGGTCTTGCGGCCCTTCGCGGCCAGCGCGGCCAGTCGGGCGGCGCGGCCCAGCGGGAAGTCGCCATGCATCTCGTGGCCGGTCTCGGTATCGACGGCCACGGGCGACCAATCCTTCGGGGTCACCTCCTCGGCAGGCAACTGAATGTCCGCCGGCGGTGCTGGCTCTTGGGGCTTCGGCATGGGCGCACAGTCTCCGGCGATTGCGCGCGGACGGTGCGTAACTGCGGCGGCGCGGTAAACGCCAACCCGGTGGGGGTGGGGCCTAGACCGCAGCGCTCGCCGGAGCGTCCGGCTCGGCGACGGTCAACGTCCATGCGCACTGGAACGCAACCTCGTACCAGACGATGCCGCCCGCGATGGCGCGGAGGTCGGAACTGGCATAGTCGAGCGCGGTGTCGGCGGTGTCGGGACGCCAGCCGGTCAGGTTGTCGATAACCGAGCGCTTGAACTGCCCGAGCCTGTCTTTGGCCCCCGATAGCGAGGCTGCATCCGCCTTTACCCCGATGACGATTGCCACGCGCGACGTGACCCGCTGCCGGTGACGCCCCTGCGTCCGGTTCGGCTCGGCGCGGTCGGTCGGCGTCACGACATACGCGCAGGGAAAGCGCGCCTTGGCATCGTCCAGCGCGTCGGCGAGGCTGAGCGACCCGGACACGCTCAGAAAGCCCAGCGAGGCGTCCCTGAGCCGCGTGACGATGCTTTCGGTCTCCATGTCAGTCTCCGGGCCTGAAGGCGGTTTCCAGCACGCCGGTGAACGCCTCGATCAGGTCGGCGCGGTCCTGCGCATCGACGCCCATGAACGGGCGAGCCGGGATGGTGACCGAGCGCGCAAACACCAGCCCGCCATCGGGGCCGGTGAACACCAGAAACTCGCCCTTCTTGGGCAGGATGGTCGCGCCGAACTGATGCGTTGCGGCATACTTGGAACTGGTCGCCGTGCCGTCCGCGCCGACCGTGGCGGTATCGTCGCCGACTTCCGAGCGAATCGACCGCAGCAGCGCGCCGGTATCGACCAGGGTCTTGTGCGCGGGCTTGGGCGTTCCCTTGCGGCGGCGCTTCTCAACCCCGCGCGCCTGCCGCTGCGACGGCTTCCACGCGATGCCGTCCGGGCCGGTGCCGGTCTCGAACCGCGCCTTCGTGCTGGCCTCGATGATCTGCGCGCCCGCTTCCATCAGATCGCGCGGCTGCTGCCCGAGCGCGATACCCCGCCGCAGCGCCGCGCCCAGCCCGCCGTCAGCTACCGATATTTCAAGGCGGATGCCGCTCACAAGCCGGAGCGCCATGCCGGCAAGCCGTAGCCGCCGCCAGGCAGTCCGCAGCCCGCAAACACCGGATCGGGAGCGCGGTACGCCACGCCGCCGCTAGATACGTCCCCGATCGGCGGCACCGCGACGCCGGGCAGGCTGACCAGCCCCTTGGCGATGTCCCTGAGCAGCGACCGCGCCTCATCCGCCCGCGCAATGACCTGTTCGGTCGTGCGGTCGTTGTGCAGCCGCTCGCGGGCGAGATCGGCGACGATGCGCTTGACCATGCCGGGGATTGGCGCAAGCGGGATGGCGTAGAGTTGCCCCAGATAGCCGTTGACCGTGTCGGTGGCGTCCGAAAGCGCGGCGATCAGCACCGCACCGTCGATGGTGCCGGTGTTGTCGCCATCGGTCAGTTGCGTCGTCTCGTCCAGCCCGAACCGGGTCACATATTCCGAGCCGCCGAGATACGGGCCGGTGATGCCCGCCGGTAGCGTCGCGCCAAGGTCGACGACCGCAAGGTCCAGGTCGATCTCGGCGCTGGCGAGGTTGCCGGGCGCGGATGCCGATGCGGTGACGACGTAGCTGGTGCCGGGCGCGCCACCTGCGATGCGAACCCGGACAAGCGCGCCCTGCACCACCGGGTCGCCGATGGTCAGGCCGCTTGGCGCTGCGCTGATGACCGGCATTCCGTCGACCTGGTCGCCGAGCCGCTGCGTGAAGTCGAACTCGTAGATTGTCGCCTCGGCGGGCTGTTTCACGGTGCGCGGCATGTCAGCCTCCCAGGTCGAACTTGACGCGGGTGGTCACGCGCCCGCCGCGGTAGCCGATATGCAGGGCCGGAAGGGTGAAAAGGCCGATCTGCGCGCCGGTCCCTCCGCCGAACAGGTAGATAGCGCCGGACGCGTCACCGATGACCGTAGCGCCGCCAACCGCGCCTGACGACCCACCGAATACCGTGATTGTGCCGGACGCCGATCCGCCAACGGCATAAATGCCAGTTGCTGCCCCGAGCACGCTGAACGATCCGCCCGAGCTGCCCGCAATGGACGCGACCGCGACCGCCGAGCCGAAGAGCGTGATAGTGCCCGCGCCCGCGCCCGCTACCGCCCCGGCGCTGGAATAGGTGCCCGTCGCCGATCCGAAGAGCGCGAACGTACCGCTCGAAGCGCCAAGGGAGGTCTGCGCGCCGTTGGAAGACCCCAGCAGCGCAATGCTTGCCAACCCAGCCCCCGAGATCGACTGGCTCCCCGACGACGAGCCTGAGATAAGTATAGTGGCGCTGCCGGGGCCGCCAGTGGCCTGGGCACCCGCTGCTGACCCGAACAGGCTGAAGTCGCCGGAAGCCGTGCCGACCGTCGCGCTGCCGGCCAGCAACAGGAGAAACAGCGCATTATTCATAGCGTCGTGATTTTCCCCGACCCGCTGGCGGCCAGGTCAGCCTCCCGGGTAGCAGGATGAACAGCGCGGCGTTCATACCGTCACCATCCGGCCGCCGTCGGCGGGATAGAAATCGGGGTCGAAGTCGGCGAGCGTCACCGGATCGGGCAGCGGGAACGCTTTGTTGCGGCCATGCGCCCAGTCCGCCGCATTCCCGCCCATGTAAATAAACGGCGTCACCGCATCGACCATCCCGTTCGTACCGAGCGTCAGCGGGTCGCGCGTCGTCGCGTCGAACCATTTGTTGCGGTTGCCGGCCACGCTCATATCCCAATAACCGACGCCGCACCAGAACTGGCTGATCTTGCAGGTCGGCGATACCGCCGGTCTTGGGTACGAGGTGGTGGTGCCAGATGCGCCGGTCATCAGGCGCTGGGCGAGGTAATTGCCAACCGCCGGGGCAAGCATGATCAGCTCGTCAGCGGTCGGCACCGTGGTGAACAGCGACCCCGTCAGATCGTTTGCAGTCTGCACGTAGAGCTGCGCGATCTGCACGCCGGTTGTCGTATTAACGGAGAAATAGACACGGCAGCGACCATTGGCGACGCGCACCGTCTTGGTGCTGGTGGTCGAGCTGGCAAGCGTGCCGCCGGTAATGTTGGTGCCAGCCGCGTTGCGCAAAAAGAGCCGCAGGCTTCCCGTCGTCTGGCGGTAGAACTGCACACCCAAATTTGACGCTGAGTTGAGGCCAAGGTTCAGGAAATCGGGCGCGTCCGAGTCCTGCGACGAGTCCGTCATTTCAACTTCGAACACGATGGTCAGCTTTTTGGAGTCCGCCAGGCCGGGCTGCGGCTGAGTGTTGAACAGGCCTGTATAGCCGTCGAAGCTGACCCGCTGCGGCGCTGCCGTCAACGCACCGATCAAAATGCGAAACGGAATGTCGCGCGTGATGCCGTTGCGGCCCATTCGCAGCGTCGCGTCGGTCCAGTCGGCGGTAATCAGCGTGCCCGTCGCGCGCCGCAGTTCAAGCGCCGCGCCGTTCCACACCAGCTTGAAGTCCGGCGCGTTGAGCAACGCCGCCGTCACGCCCGCCAGCGTGTTGTTGATCCCCATCGAATAGGGGATGTTGGCGACAAAGCCGTCATCCGTCTGCGCAGTAGATCCGGTCGAGTAGAGGTTATAGCCCGGCGGCAGCCACGGCGGGCCACCGTCGCGTGCCTGCAAGCCGTCCCAGACGAGACGCGCTTCGTCCGTGATTCCCCGCCACCCGTAATGGCTGCGGTCGGACATCAACAGCGTCTGCATGCCCTGCGAAACGAACCGGTCGTCGTAATCCTGCAGGCTGCGCGGATTCGCCAGCCGGTCCGAGGTCACCGTCGTGAAATAACCCTGCCCCGGCAGCAGGCGGTTGATCAGCCGGTTGACCTTGTAGTCGTTGACGATCTGGCGGTAGCCGTAGCCCGCCGACGAGCCGTTGTTGCCGGTCGACATAAAAAACACGCGGGCATGCGTGAACTTGGGCAGGACCGAATCGCGGATCAGCGGAATTGAATAGTGTGGACCGACACCGCCGGTCTGGATGACTGCGTCGCCAGCCAGTTCGGGCGAGGTCCATGCCGCGTTCGGGGCGGTCCCGTTGATCGTCGTGTTGGTGATATTGGCGACCGTGGCGTCAAAGCTCAGCCCGCCGTAGCCGCGGTTGTTGACCTGTGCGCCGGTCAACCCGATGGTCAGATTGCGCGGCGCGGGCGTCTTGCAGGCATAACGCGCCGCCGCGGTGACGAACGACGCCCCGGTGCCGTCCTTGTCGCCCTCCACCGATGACGTGCCGCCAAAGGTAATGTCCGCCTGCGGGCGGATATTTGGCCGCGCCTCGCGCCGGGCAGCGCCGCGCATCCGCTCTGCCGAACCGCCACGCATGGCCTAGCGCCCTACTTCGAGCCACAGACGGGCCGTCTGCGCGCTCGCCGGCACGTAGGTAGTCAGCAGTTGCAGCAAGCCAAAGATCGTCGTTCCGGGCGGGTTGCACAGGATCGGCCCGCCCACCGGCGTGCCCGCGCCAATCTGCAAGTCGCTGCCGTTGCGGTCCGGCTGCATGTCGATGCTCCCGAAATAGCCCGACGTGTTGAGCGCCAGCTTGCTGTCGAGCGTGACGTTGTCGCCGGTCGCGGTCCAGCTTGCGGTGGGGTCGGAGCCGAACAGGTGGAGGCGGAAAATCGAGGTGAACGTCGCCGCGATGTTGCTCAGCCCGATCGAGGCGCGCAGGATCGAGAGCGGATCGCCCGCCGTGAAGTTGGGGATGACGAAGCCGAACGCCTTGACCGACGCGCCGGTGGTGCTGTTTGCATAAAGGTCCAGCGCAGCATAGGCGACCGTGTCCGCCGGGCGCGCCATTGTCGCGGTCGCTGCACCAGCTGGGTCGTAAACGCCCGCGACGCGCGCGCCGATGTCATTGCGAACCGCGAACGGATTGGTTTTGTCCACCACTGCCGGCGTTGACCCGTCGATCGGCCCGTTGAGCACCCGGGTCAGCGCGACGTTGGCGTTGACGTAGGTGCCGCCCGAAAGTTTGTCGAAGAGGTAACTGACCGAGTTGGCGGTGACCGAGAATAGCGACATGGGCGGCGTCTCCTACTAAAAAGGGCGGAGCAGACACCCCGCCCCTTAAAGCCGGGCCTGAGAAGTCTTCAGGCGGGAATGTTGATCTGCATCCCAGTAATCTGGATCGGACCGCCGGCCGCGATAGACACGGTGTTGAGCTCGATGAACCCGCCGCCGCCGGTCGCGGTGACGGTGCCGTCGAACACACCGGTGCCCGACGCATCGAACACACGCGCCCATGCCGCCGTGCCGGTCGAGTCGGCGCTGGCATCCTGGGTGATCGCCGACATCGTCAGCACGCCGCCCGAGGATGACGGAGCGACCGGGTCCGCGAACGTCAGTGTGCCGAGCAGCGTACCCGCGCCGACCGCCGCATCCGCGTTGACGGGCTTCGTGCCGCTGTAGATGTTGACGGTCGCCTTCGCGCCACCAACGGTCGGATCAAGCAGCAACGCCAGCCGGTCGAGCAGGGCGTTACGCGCCGCCGAGGTGAGGTTGACGGTCGCCACCGTTAATCGGCCTTCGCGGCGGGCTTGGCGGGGGCCTTGGCGTCACCCTTGACCGCATCCTTGCCGGCGTTGCCGACCGCAGTGACTTCGGGGTCGTCGTCGCCGAGCGCCGTCACGCGGCCCGAGCCGGCGAGGAAGTTGCGGGTGCCGTCGTCGAGGCCCTTGACCTCGTCGCCGGGCTGATACTGCACGCCGTCGAACTCATCGACGAAATTGGCGAGGACCTTCATGGCTATGCGCTCCCGTTACGCGATCGCGTTGGTGAAGAGGTAGCCGGCCTGCTGCGCGACCAGCCTCTCGACCAGGCTCTCACCGGCCTTGACCCAAGTGCCGCCCCACAGGCCCATCTCCGGGGCCGCGATCTCGCCCGCAACCTTTTCGCCCCACTGGAAGGTGAGCGCAAAGGCGGGCTCGGCCGGGTTGTTGACCATGCTGTCCGCGCCTACCGCGGGCACGTTCAGCAGCGCGAGATGCTTGCCCCAGATGCGGCTCGACGCGAAGGTCTGGCCGCGCTTGTTGGTCTGCTGAAGCGTGTTGCCGATCTCGATGCGCTCGACGCCGAGGATGCCCGCCAGTTCGTCCGCGGGAACGTAGCGACCCGACTCCTGCGAGCCGCCGAGTGCGACCGAAACCTTCGGGTGACGGCGCAGGACGTTGAACACTTCAAGGCCCATGACCGCGACGTTCGGCTTGACCAGCATACCGGCGGCGGCGTCGATGACGACCTGCACCGGGTCCGAGTTGGTCAGGTCCGAGAACTGCCCGGTGCCCGACAGCGTCGCCTTGTAGCCGGTCAGGTAGTTGCCGGGCGAGAACAGGAGGCCGGCGCACCGGATTTCGCGGGCGAGCTGCACCTTGTCGATCACGTCGCGAACGGCGCGCGCCTTCGGGTCCATCGGAACGGACTGGCTCATCGCCGCCATCTGGTCGCGGTACGGGATGCCGGACTTGAGACCGTAGTCGAGCACGGCACCGGTTGCCTCGGTCGCGG